CTTACAAGGTGAGAATCACGCCGATGCCGAGGGATGGTATCAACATATGAAAAAATATTGTGATCCAAAACAATATCCTGGTCGTCATTTTAATGGCTGGGGCATGGGGGGTCAAAATATGTGCGATGTGCATCTTGTATTAAAAAGACTAGTGGCACTAAGATTTGACGGATTGTTAGAACAAGGCCAACAAGACTGGATGCACTTTTTAGGAACAAGTAAATTAGAGTGGGCATTACTACTAACTGATATACAACGTGCCGTTAGAAAATATCATAATCCTGATTTTACAATTAGTTTTGATTGTGCTAGTCCTTTCTTAGCCACTGCTAATGGTCAAGTTTACCATCAAACAGATATTGAAGATAGACAAAAATGGTGTTATCGCATGAGTTTTATTGCTGATGATAAAAAATATGCTACTGATACTAGATCTTATCGTGATGCTGTCTTACAAGACAAATTAATAGATCATTTTGATGAAAGTCCTGTTAGTAAAAATTTACAAATTAAAGATATTTGTATCTATAAACCAGGGGACCTAAATAAAATAGGCAAAGAAGGAAAAACATCTTGGGATAGTTTTAGTTATGCTTTACTCATGTCACATAATGTCTGGACACATATTCATAGTGTACAAGAAGCAAATCGTCAATACGATGCTGGGCTTTGTCCAAATATGCTTGTAGATGATAGATTTAATACGCTATACTTTAAAGATGTAGTGGATGCTATATTTGCCACAAGTGATCGAGGTACTGCTGATGCTATTATCGAAGAGTATGATAAATTTTGGCAAAGTATTCCAGGGACACGTGGGGCCACTGGTAAAAAAACAGTCAATGCTGGTACTATGTTTAATAGTTTATTTGAAGTTGAAGAATCTAAAGAAGTTACTTCAGACGAACCAGAATTTGATGAAGATAAACTTGATAAATTAGAAATTGATAATGCATAATTTTAATAAAAATCATCTTAAAAAATTAGAACAACAGCATAAAGAAATTAATAAAAAAATTGATGTTCTAGAAAAAACTGGAATTTTTGAAGACGAAAATCTGCAATCATTAAAAAAACAACGATTACATCTTAAAGATGAAATTGCTAAATTTAAAACATTAGGTGATTAAATGAAAAGTTTAATAGTAGGTATGGGTATAGGACAGTTATATAAAACTGTTTTAACGAATCTTGGATACGAAGTTATTACCGTTGATAAAAATATTAATTGTAAGGCTGATTTTACTAGTGTTGACTCCGCAATTATCGCGCATGGTCCATTTGATACTGTACATATCTGTACACCAAATTTTACTCATTTTGAAATCGCATATAGATTAGCTCCGCATACACAAATTATGTTTATAGAAAAACCCGGGGTCGCCAATAGTTTTACCTGGAAAAAATTAGTAGAAGCATTTCCTAGAACAAGATTCATGATGGTTAAAAATAATATGTGGCGTAGTAACATTTCAGATTTAAAAAAATCTGCTGACAAGGCTAAAACTGTTGAAATTAACTGGATAAGAAAAAACGGAGTCCCTTTCCCTGGCGGATGGTTCACTACAAAAAAATTAGCATTTGGTGGGGTGAGCAGAGATCTTATGCCACATTTGTTAAGTTTATATATTGCTATGAATTCAAAATGGCGAACCGATACTATAACTAGTTCTTCGTCAACTATTCAGTGGAAGTTAGAAGATATCGATAGTACAGAATATGGAACTGTCAATAAAAATGGTACATATGATGTTGACGATTTATGTTCTATTAATATCGAAGACAAATGGAAATGTACAGCAAATTGGCGTAGTGTACATGATGAAAATAAATCCATTAAGTTTATTATGGAAGATGGTACCGAGGAATCTTTTGAATTAGGATGGTGCCCCGAAGATGCTTATCAATCAATGATTAAAGAAGCAGTTGAAAAAATAAACGACTCAAATTTTTGGCGAGATCAATACGACCAAGATACTTGGATACACGAAAGAATAGAAAAACTATGAAAGTAAAATGTCTACAAACTACTGGGCAAGGGTGGTTTGACGAAGTTGAATATGATAAACCTGATCCTGCTCCTTATGAAATAGAAGTACGGGCAGTAATGACCGGTGTTTGTCGTAGCGATATAGATATGATGAGTGGAAATTTTGGCCCGTTACCATTACACATGCAAGGGCATGAAGGTATTGGGCAAGTAACAAGGTTAGGATCAAACATTGTAACTACTAAAATAGGATCATACGTAGCAACTCGAGGAGAGCCTGCTTACGCAGACTATTATAATGTTAAAATGGATGAATATGTTGAGATACCAGAAGCTAATCCAAAGTATATCTTAGAACCAGTAGCCTGCGGTATTAATCTTATTAATCAGGCTAAAACATATTTCCAAGATCGCCAAGGTAGAAATGAAAACAACAGAGTCTTAATTATTGGCAGCGGTTTTCTTGCCTGGGTAGCATACTATACTATGCGCCTCAATGGGTACATCTTTCATATAGATGTCCTAGGATCCAACAATAAAGATTTGTGGGATGGTATATTGAAATCGTCTACTACCGAAAGTTACGATATAGTAATTGATCTTACAGGAAAATATCGATTAGGCATAGATATCAATCTAAATAACAATGCTGTTATTATCGATGGGGTCGGCAAAACCGTTGATAGAGAAGAGTCGCAACAACAACTATGGAAGGCTATTACCACAGTACGCCCAAGTCCACGTAATTCAAGATTTATCGATTGTATGCACATGGCAAAATATTGGATTGAAAACGGCTATCTAGAGGTTGACAGTTTTTGGACACAATGTTATAATAGGGATACGGAGTGGCAACAAGCGTTTGCGGATGGTGTAGACCGTCCAAGCGGTTACAGTCGAGGTTATATTAAATGGGACTAAACACTGAAGAACGACAAAATGTCGTTTATTTTACAGGTTACGAAGTCGAGCATACCATTTGTCATGGTATGAAGACATTGTTTGTAGTAGGAACTCCACCATTAGAAGAAATCTTACAACAGGCAAATCGAGATGTTGAAATTAAACATATCTATTTTGGTACTAGTCAAAGTTTTAATCCTCAAGGTATTACGTTTCAAGAATATCGAGCATGGGATGAAGTCATTCTAGGCTGTCTTAAAGAAGACTATTGGGTGACTTTGGATTTTGATATCAAACACACAGAAGGAGTACTTGAATCTGGATATTCTGAATATCCAAGATTTGTACCAATGATTAGTTGTAAGTTACCTTACATTAATCAATTTAACTATAACGCTACACTAAAACTGGACGACCTTACATGGGGCAAAACCAATCCAGGGGTATGGACACATCAATTACATGATCTAATGAGTAAGGACAAATATACTTACTGGGATCAATATACACAAGACACGGGAGTATTAAAATGAGATGGTTAAAATATAAATTAAGACAGTGGTTGAATGATGAAGTACTCGCGACCACTAGCCTTAACAGGACAATAGAATTTTCTAGTGCTTTAAGATTTAGTGTACAATCAGCATCAGGCGGAACTGTAATTGAAGTTAATACATATGATTCGAAAAAAGATCAATATGGGTCTAATCTTCACGTCATTCCAGACGGGGAAGATATATCTGAATGTATAGGTAAAATTGTAATGATCGAAATGCTGAAAAGATCATAATATGAAATATCAAAAACCAGCTGAAGGTATTTTAAAAACATACGATTGGGGATCAACTCAATCATATAAGGTAATGTGTGAATGCGGTGCCGATGAACACTCGCATAATCTTTGGGTAGAAGCCGATGATACTAATGTAATTGTTACAATCAGTACTCGACTAAAATCTAAATTTTGGAGTATAAATCGTTGGAAAAAGATTTGGACTTTGTTATTCAAAGGCTATGTCGAAGTTGAAGAATGTGTTATAATGACAGAACAACAAACATTTAACTATGCCAATACTTTATTAAGTGCCGTTAACGAAGTAAAAGAATTTAAAAAGAAACATTCCGATAAAGGAAAATAATATGGATCAACATAAACAAGCTCAAATAGAAACAGCCATAAGAATTATGCAGTTAGCTGAACGTAAAATTTGGATTACTTTCCAGAAAGAAGGTATCCACTGCTACCCAGCGGCAGCAACAGATACAACATTAGCTACAGGAGATGAATATGATGTATCGTTTTTGGCTACTCCTCATCGTCATATCTTCCATTTCCGGGTGTGGATTGATGTGCTCCATAATGACCGAGACATCGAATTCATCCAGTTCAAACGATGGCTCGAATCGCTGTATAATGGTCAAGGTTCCGTTTTGAGCCTTGATTACAAAAGTTGTGAAATGATCGCAGATGATCTCTACACACAGATAACAAATCGATACCCAGATCGTTCTGTGTGGATTGAAGTAGCCGAAGATGGTGAGAATGGCTGCTTAATTAAATATGAAACTTCTCGCCCTAACCTCAGTATTAAAATTTAAGGAAATCAAATGGGTAAGCAATTATTCCAATCTAACCCTCGCACTAATCAGATTCATGAAGATTTAGAAAAGTTTTTAGATTTTTGTCGTGAATATGGCTATAAATTTAATGAAAATGATTTATATAATTTTAAAAGTTATGCGTGGCAACAATATAACAAATATATTCAAGGTAAAAATGCCAAGAATATGTGGACTGAAGACGCTCGTAGATTAGGACGTCTAGTGTGACAGTTTTTTTAATTGATCTAGAAGCTGTAGACACAAGGTACACTGGCGAATGGAAACGCCATGTACCCGATCTCTTACGAAAGGCAGGACACAATGTTCAAGTTATCTCTGGTCCTACGGATATTCCTAGCGCCACTACTCCTGGTGCTTTCCTTAATTTTGGTGGTACCAATATATATAAGTCATCTCAGGTGGAGCAGATGGGTCGTTTATTCTGCTCAGGATCTGTTCGGCCTGGTGATCATTTTGTATTTTATGATGCTTGGCATCCTGGGATTATAAATCTCAAATACATGAGTGAGCTATTGGGGATACCAATAGTCACACATGGATTATGGCATGCTGGTAGTTATGATCCTCAAGATTTTTTAGGAAGACTTGTTGGTAATAAACCTTGGGTCAGACATGCCGAAAAAAGTTTCTTTGCGGCATTTGATCACAATTACTTTGCTACTCAATTCCATATCGACATGTTCCATCATAATTTATTAAATGATGGTATGATTGAAAATCCTTGGGAAAAAGAAGATAAATTAGATATGCTAGAGTCTGGCAAATATGTACGCACAGGCTGGCCAATGGATTACTTTGATGACTTGTTGTCCATGTATAAGAATATGCCCAAGCGTGATTTAATTCTTTTTCCGCATCGCATCGCGCCCGAGAAGCAAGTTGAGATTTTCAGAGACTTAGCTACACACTTACCGCAGTATGAATTTGTAGTGTGTCAGGATCAACAACTAACAAAAAATGAATATCATAACTTGTTAGGCGAAGCGAAGATGGTGTTTAGTGCTAACTTACAAGAAACACTAGGCATTAGTTGCTATGAAGGTGCGGTTGTTGATGCTATTCCCATGGTTCCTGATCGTTTAAGTTATACAGAAATGTATCATGATACATTTAAGTATCCTAGTAAATGGACAGAGAGCTTTGATGCTTATACAGTCTATAGACCAGATTTATGTCGTAAAATAATGGAACACATGGATAATTATAAAACTCGGGTACCTGCTCTGACCAATCAAACGCAGTACTTAACAGAGAATTTTTTTAGTGCCAAAAACTTATTGGAAAATATAAAATGAAACCATTTGAAGTCATACCTTTATTTCCGACCCCGTTATATTTATCAGAGGTATCAGTCGATGATGAGGTAAAAAATTTAGTAAAAAATTTAAAGTTTATGCGAATGACAGACGACAACGGCGATGTATCTGTCGATCATTATGTTTTATCAAATTTAAAATTTAAAAATCTATATGATCAAATTATGATGCATGTTAACAGATTTACTAAAGATATTTTGAATGTGACATCATCTATTGATTTTGAAATGAAAAATTCTTGGGCTGTAAGGATGTCTGAAGGAGATTACGCTAATAGGCATTATCACAATAATTGCTTATTAAGCGGTATTGTTTATGTGGAAACTTATCAAAATTCAGGCGATATTGCATTTGAAAAATCGCCCAATTACACAAGTTTATTTCCTTCGGCAGTTAATGTTCCTATGGATCCGCCAAACATATTTAATTCAGACCTACGTGATTTTACACCAAAAAATAATCAAATTTTTATTTTTCCATCGCATCTTCTTCATCAAGTGACTGCTAATTTTTCCGGAAATATACGATACAGTTTAGCCTTTAACTTTTTTCCTAAAGGTATTTTTAACTCAGCACCATTGTGTGAATTAAATTTAAAATAATTTATAAAATATTATGACAGAATTTCAAGTACTGGCGTTATTCCCAACGCCAGTTTATATGTCAACCATCGAAGTTAACGATAATATTGTTACTCTAGTTAAACAAACTAGTTATACAAGAACTCAACCTAATAATGATGCTTGGAGATCTGCTAGTACGCATATTTTAGATTTACCAGAATATCAATATATACGAGAAGAAATTTTAAAACACGTTAATCATTTCATAAAAAATATTTGTTTAGTAAAAGCCGCAATTACATTTGAATTAAAAAACTCATGGATAATGAAGCATGAAAAGGGGGACTATGCCGAAAAACATTATCACATAAACAGCGTGTTAAGTGGTATACTATATATTGACGCTGATGAAAATTCAGGAGATATAGTTTTTAGAAAAAATATGGGATACCAAACTTTATTTCCTGGTAATTTAGCTTTTGACCTAGCCGAATTTAATTTATTAAATGCTGATAATTGGCAATTTACTCCTAAAAAAAATCTTTTACTTTTATTTCCATCTCATTTAGATCATGAAGTAGAGCCATCCAAATCTGACAACACAAGATATTGTATTGCTTTTAACTTATTTCCTTCGGGAGATTTAGGATTAAATGACATAACTGAATTAAAATTATAAGTTGACATAACCTAAATAAATCTATATAATAGTACAAAGGAATACTTATGATCAAATCAAAAATCTACCAAAACTTACTAGCAGGAGCAGATATGCAAGATGACGACAATAAAGAATACAAAGAAGCAAACTTAGCAGATACTATTCGTTTTAGAATGAAGCGAGATGGCAAGAGATTCTGGGCTAACGATAATATTAGCGAATACTTGTCTGATATCTATCGCAAAAAACTAATAGACGAAGCAACTGAGGCATTTGAACAAGTGCTGAAGACCTTGCTGATTGACACAGAAACAGATCCTAGTAGTAAAGGTACTGCCCGGCGATTGGCAAAAATGTATATTAATGAGGTAATGAGTGGAAGATATGAACCAGCCCCGGACGCAACAGCGTTCCCAAATGATTCGGCGGACCGTTATGAAGGTATGCTGGTTGTCCGTAGTGAGCTTCGCAGTATGTGTAGCCATCATCACCAACCCGTTACTGGTGTTGCTTATATTGGCATTATTGCCGCTCAAAAACTTATCGGACTATCAAAATACACTAGAATTGCACAGTGGTGCGCCAGACGAGGTACTCTCCAGGAGGAACTTTGTAATGAAATTGCTCGAGAAATAGGCAAGGCAACAGATACTAAGGATATAGGTGTTTACATTCAAATGACTCACGGATGTTGTGAGAATCGAGGAATTATGGCACACTCTAGTCTAACACAGACCACAGTACTTAAAGGTGCGTTCAAAGACGATCACGGTACAAAGAAAGAATTTATGGATAATATTAAGTTACAACAGGAGTTTGCCCCCAGATGATTAAAGGAATTAACTATACAGGAAAATATATAAGTATCAGCGGAGGTAACCCTGTTACCAATTATATTTACGGACAGAGTGGCCAACAGGGGCTGGGCAACATGCGATATAATATTAGTTTAAATAATATAGAAGTTTGGGATGGATATGTTTGGCAAATACTTTCTTCAAGTTATCCTAGTATTGGTCTTACATCAGATGCTGAAGCAATATTAGATTGGGCTAAGAATAAAAAATTAGAAGAAGAAAAGATATTGGTACTGGCCGAAAAATATCCTGGTATCAAAGATATCAAGGAAAAATTGGATGTTATGATGGCATTGGTGCGAGAGTCTGAAAAAACAGAATAAATATTATTTCAAACACCGGCCTTCGGCGTTCATCCCGGTATACAAACTCTGCCGCCTATGCTAAAATTTAACATAGGAGAAACAGCATGACACCAGTAACATACAAGTACACAAGTACTAAAGAATATATAGACGCATTTCCTTGCGCTTACAGACAGTGGAGGGCGGATAGTCACTGCAATCTAAATCACGGATACTCATTTAGTATGAAGTTTTACTTTGGTACTAATGATTTAGATGTGCGTAACTGGGCTGCCGACTACGGTGGCCTAAAAGAACTCAAAAAGATTTTAGAAGATCAATTTGACCATACAACCTTAGTTGCCGAGGATGATCCGGAATTAGAGTTTTATAAAGAAATGGAAAGACGTAAATTAGCCAAACTAACAATACTTCCAAGATTAGGTTGCGAAAGTTTGGCAGATATGCTTTACAAATACATCAATGCCGTATATATTCCAGACATGTGGGGACCAGGCGAAGCCGCAAGATTATGGTGCTATAGAGTAGAAGTTAGAGAAACACAAAGCAATATGGCTTTTAGAGAAGGGCACCGCGAGTGGGATGAGGACTTACTATCATGAAATATAGCATTTATGATATAGGCGGGGATATCGTTAAAGACAACGAAACTTATATTTTAAAAGATAATAAGTTTTTAAATAATCTTATAGTAAGCTCAACTGAACTTAAACCACATCAAAGTACCCGTGGACATAGTCATGCTGGACAAGAAGAAGTCTATTACTTTGTTAGTGGCAGTGGCGAAATGGAATTAGGCGACGATAAATTTTCCGTACAAGGTGGCGACGTTGTGCTTATACCCGACGGAGTGTTTCATCGAGTACATAATCCTAATAATAGTCCATTTTATTTTGTATGTGTATTTGATGGTAAACGCAATCATTAAACGACTTTGGCGAATTTGGGCCAAAGCATTAGGCGAAAAATCAGGTAATACCGACAAAGAATCAGATAAGATTGCTGTTATTCGTACCATTATTTTATTATCATATATTATTACAAATTGTTTTATCATAGCAGGTGTAGTTAGACATTGGTAGATAAAAATAGTCATATATTTTTTTAAGATTAAATATATCCATAGAATTAAAGGATAATAATGTCAGAGAATGAATACAAAATAGCAGTAATGCTTCCAACTAGAGGCAGAACTACAGCATTGAAATTAAGTATAATTAGTTTATTTAATAGAGTACTTAAAATAGATGATGTACAATTATTATTAGCATTTGATAATGATGATGAGGTTGGATTAAAATATTTTTCAACAGATATACAGCCCTGGCTAGAGCAAAAAGGCGTACACTATAGTGTTACTACATTTGATCCTATGGGATATATTAATCTAAATTTATACTACAACGGACTAGCAAAACTAGCAGATGCTGATTGGTTATTTGTCTGGAATGATGATGCTTTAATGGAAACAACATCATGGGATAAAATTATTACAGATTGTACCGGCGAATTTAAACTGCTCAAAGTACACGGACATAGAGAACATCCTTATAGTATTTTCCCTATTATTCCAAAAGAATGGTATAATTTATTTGGGTTCTTTTCAAGACATCAAATGATTGATGCCGAGTTAAGTCAAAATGCCTACATGCTCGATATCATGAAAATCATTGATGTATATGTTACCCATGATAGACATGATCTCACTGGTAATAATAATGATTTGACGTTTAAAAATAAAAAGATGCTAGAGGGAAATCCCAATAACCCAAAAGATTTTCATCATACATCCTACACAATTGCTAGAATGATTGATTGTGATAAAATTGCCGAATTATTAAAGTCTAAAGGCGAAGACACTTCGTTTTGGGAAAAAGTTAAACAAGGTAAACAAGATCCTTGGGAAAAACTTAAAATAAATGATATCAATAAACAAATGGTACAATTTGATAGGCCTAACTAATGTCTAATATAACAGAAAGTACACAACTATCATCTTGTTTAATTACAAATGACCCTGTAGTAAAAATAATTGATTTAGGCCAACATGCTTATGCTGACACTTTTATTGCCAAAAATCAATTAAATTTATCTGAACCTGTTTTTCCATTACAGCTTTATTTAAACCCAAATTCAGGGCAAATACAGTTAGGTTATATCAGCGATGCCGAAGATAGGTATAACTTGTATGCTTATAGTTATACATCTAGTAATTCTAAAACTGCTCGAGATCATTGGGACGAATATGCTGATACTATTAAAAATAAATTAGGTAATTCAGGATTAATTGTTGAGATCGGTAGCAACGACGGATACTTGATTAATCAATTTCTTTCCCCCGAAGATAATATTGTATTAGGCGTTGATTTGTCTGAAAAAATGTGTGAGATTGCCCAAGAAAAAGGTATTCAAACAGTTTGTGGATTATTCAATCAAGAATTGGCAATTAAGATTAGAAATCAATATAATAGTGCCAGTATTATTATGGCGAATAATGTTTTTAATCATGCTAACAATCCGATTGATTTTGCTCGTGGTGTAGCAAATTTATTAGATAAAGATGGAACTTTTATTTTCGAATTGCCATATTGGGCAAGTATGATAGAAAGTGGAAGATTCATTGATATGGTTTACCATGAGCACATAAGTTATTTTACAATTAAAAGTTCTTGGAATTTGTTAATTAAAGCTGGACTAAAAATTGTAGATTATGATATTGTTGATTATCATGGTGGCAGTATAAGAGTTTTTGCTCAACATGCTATAGATAATAGTATGCCTGAAAAAATAGCCAATGCGATAGATAAAGAAACTGGCATGGGATTATTTGATATTACTTTTTATCAAGCATTCCAAATAAAATTAGAAAAACAACGTAACAAATGGCTATTGAAATTTTATCAATTATTAGAAGAAAATCCAGACGCAGTCGTCATAGGTGTTGGTGCCGCAGCCAAAGCTAATACATGGTTAAATTGGCATAAATTAGACGGTACATTACTTCATTGTATTACTGATTCTTCTGAATATAAACAAGGAAAGTATACGCCATTAAGTCGTATACCTATCATGGGAGACAATGAATTTGCCAAACATGAAAATCCATATGCTCTTGTATTAAGCTGGAACATCGGCGAGCCACTCAAGCAAGCATTACTTAAAATTAATCCTAATGTAAGGTTTATATCACAATGAAATATTATAACATTAACAACAACACAGAAGAAGGCTTAGGAATTCATCAAGATGACAGAGGTTCAATTATTGATATATTCTATAAGCGTTCCATAAATCACGGGTGTTTAATTAGTAACGTGCCAGGTGCTATCCGCGGTAATCATTATCATAATTATACTACTCAATATACGTATATCGTAGCTGGAAATTTAACTTACTATTCTCAACCAGTAGATAAATCAACACCGGTAGATATTTATATGGCCCAACCCGGTGATTTTATCATCAGTGAACCTAATGAAATACATGCGTTAAAAGCATCTAATACTGGATGTGTGTTTATTGCTTTTGCTGAAGGCCCGCGTGGTGGTGAAGATTATGAAACTGATACTGTTAGAGTTGATTCAATTATACCAGCAGATGAGTAAAAATATTTTAATATTTGGTTCTAGTGGAGGCATTGGAGCAGCCACTAAATCGGCATTTTTAAAAGCAAAATATGCGGTAATTGCTGTAAATCGTGGTCAAATTAATTTCACAAATGCTAATAGTGATAAAAAAATTCAAAGTTTGTTATCAATATATAACCCCGACATAATAATTAATTGTGCTGGGCATTTTGCTGATAATAAAGAAACACATAATAAAACAATGGATGTAAATGTAGGATCTAATTGGTCAATTATCAGATACTATATGGAAAATCCACCAGCAACACCTGTAAAAATTATTATGGTAGGGTCAAGTGCTTGCCGAGCAGGTCGCAAAGACTACATTTTATATGCGGCTTCTAAATCTGCGCTATATAATTTATGGCAAGGTGTCAGAGATTATTTTGTTGACACTAATGTACTTGTGGGATTAATTAATCCTGTGAGAACTCGTACTAAAATGATTGATATGCTAACTACGTCTGTATGTTTAGAACCAGAAGATGTGGCAAAAGAAATATTAAACATGGCATCAACACAAACAAGCGAATGTGTTGATATGGAATATCCCAAGGAGAATTAAATGAAAATTGGTCTTATCGGTAAAGGTACTGTAGGAAAAGCAGTATACGAAGGTTTGTTACATCTAGGACATACCATGAGTTTTTTTGATCCAGCGTATGAAGGTTCAAAACTCAGTGATATATTAGACACTGAATGCGTTTTTGTTTGTGTTCCGACAAATCAAGCGCCAAACGGAGATTGCGACACAAGCATTGTTGAAAGTGTAGTAGCTGAATTAGATGATGTCAAATACACGGGATTAGTTGCTGTCAAAAGCACAGTAGTACCAGGAACTTCTGATAATTTATCAGCCGCACATCCATCATTAAGAATTTGTTCAGTACCAGAATTTTTACGTGCTAAAACTGCCCTTGCTGATTTCATGTATAATCATGATCTGTTAATTATCGGTAGTCATCGTGACGAAGATTTTGAACTAATCAAAAAAATACACGGGCACTTGCCTAAAAATGTTTCTTGTGTTAAACCAACAGAAGCGGAAGTAGTAAAATATTTTAACAATGTAAATCATAGTGTTCAAATTATTTTTGCCAATATTGCTTTTGAAGTATGTAAATCTTTAGGTGTAGATTATAATGCTGTTTATGATGCTATTATCAAACGTGAATGTTTTAATCCAGCATACTTAATGTGTAATGATAATTTACGCGGATTTGGTGGCCATTGTTTGCCAAAAGACACAAGCGCATGGAATAACCTTGTTAAAAAATTAGGATTAGATTATTCTATGATACAGGCAGTAATTAACGATAATGAGAAACTTAGCAAATGAGTAAAGTATTAGTAACAGGGGCCAGCGGCTTATTAGGCACAGAATTTTGCCGCCAACTTAAAGAAGCTGGACATATAGTTTATGCAGTAGACAATCATTCGCGTAGCACAACCATACCGCCTTGCGATGAATGGTTTAGAATTGATTTAAATGATGTCGATTCATTAAATCAATTACCAAATGATTTTGACTACATATATCATTACGGAGCAATAAACGGCACGACAAACTTTTATAAATTTCCAAATAAAGTATTAAGTAACAACTTTATTTGTGATTTAAATATTTTCAATTTTGCTTCTAAATGTTCAAATTTAATTAGATTAGTATACGCTTCTAGTAGCGAAGTAGTGGCAGATGATCCCGTCAGCCCTGTGCCTGAAAACACAGATGTAATGATTAAAGATATACACAATGCTAGATGGAGTTATCGATTAGCAAAAATTACTAGTGAAAATTATTTGTCTAATAGCACCTTACCTTGGGTCATGTTGCGTTACTTTAATGTGTACGGTGAAAATAGTAAGCAAGGCCATTTTCTAGGAGACCAAATACAAAAAATTAAAAGTGGAATATTTTCAGTTATCGGATCTCAAGAAACTAGAAGCTTCTGCTATGTAAGCGATGCTATTAAGGCAAGTATCTATGTTGCCGAAAATGTTAATCAGCAGTTAGTAAACATTGGCAACGACAGAGAAATTACTATAGGCAACGCAGTCAAAGTCATAGCCAACGAACTTGGGCATCCCGACGCAGTATTTGAACAATTACCAAGCATGCCTGGATCAGTTTCCAATCGTCGTCCTGATATTTCTAAACTACGAGCAATAATGCCACATTATAGTCCAATAAGTTTCGAAGAAGGAATTCGGCAAATCTTAGGTTGACAATTTCTGTTAATTTGTTTATAATTATTATACAGTCAATACATTAGACAAATATGATATCAATATCTAAATTATTTTTATCTAAACTAGAAAGTTTGGATCGCAAACGTATTATTATGGATCGAGAAAATAACGCTCCTTATTTAGAGCGTTATTATGTTTTTCTTAAAGACAGAACTTGGTTTCCGTTTAATATCTTTATTCATAAATTTTTAAAATCAGATCCAGATGATGTACATGATCATCCTTGGCCTTATGCCACTTTAATTTTAAAAGGCGGTTATTGGGAATGGATTCCTGTATTTGATACAGTAGGTAAAAAATTAGCAGAATATAAAGTATGGCGTGGACCAGGACATTTTAGATTTTGTCGCGCTGAAAGTTATCATAGAATTGAATTAGATCCCTGTGTAACAGCCTGGTCATTGTTTATACCAGGGCCAAAAAAAAGAGAGTGGGGATTTCTTGTTAACAATAAATGGATTCATAATGAAAGTTATTTAGAATCCAGGAGTAAAAATGTTAGATAATGAAATAATTGACGGACCCAACGATAAAGATGATAGTTCAGCTCCGTGGACTGATATTGTTCAAGAAGATTTTCATATAGTAGTTTATAAAGATAAGTACCCTGTAACCGAAGGACATTTGTTATTTGTACCTAAATACAATAGTACTCATATACTAAGTACTGCTTTTATTGATGCTTTTCGATATGGTAGAGATAAAGTCCAATCAAAAGAGTGGGACGGATTTAATATTGGATTCAACTATGGCAAGGCTGCTGGGCAGACTGTAGATTGGCCGCATGTACATTTAATTCCTAGACGTAACGGAGATGTGGAAGATCCAATCGGCGGAGTGAGAAATACTATACCAGGTAAAGGAAACTACAAAAAGTGGTAAAACATAGAAAATTACAATCTGGGGTTGAAGTTCCTGAACTTGATGAACCAATAACATTAAAAGTATATACCAAGTGCCCGGAAAAATATATGTTGATCGATATGGAAACTGGCGAAAAATATATAGGATATTCAAACAAAGATAAGAATAATTGGCGAAAAATAAATGATGAATAATAAATCCGAAACTGCCAAAATAATTACTGATAATTTAATAAATCGTGTTAAGTCCTTGAAAACATTTCGAATAACACGTAAAGTAGATAACAACTGGTTACCAAATGGTGCTATTCCTTTCGACATTCGTGCTAGTAAAGGAATAGCAACCTTTACAGTTGTAGCATTGTCACAGCAGGAAGCCGAAGATCAAATTGACAATTTCTTAAAAAAAGAGAACTTAGATGAATAATCTGGAAATTGAATTTTATAGTCTAGCTCCTGAGTATACAAAAGATTTTCCAATACAAAAATCTTCTGCTAAAATATTCAAGTGGGTTGAAGAGCTTAGAAATGATTATGTAAAAAAAATAAAAGAATTTCCAAACGGTGGTTTTACTCACACCTCTAAATGTATAGGTATAAATTCTATTTTAAAAACTGGTTGGGTACAAACCGCTTATCAAGATATAACTATTAAAACTTTTGGTGATAAAAAAACTTTCCTTTGGGAATCAGAGTACGATCAGTGTAAATCTAAATTCGGCAACATAATATCAGATGCCGTTTCTTTTCATACCAAACAAGCTTTACATGACTTCAAAAATATGCCGGAAAATACACTTCAATCAGTAATAAAAATTCAAAGTCCATGGTTCGCAAAAATCCCAGAAGGATATTCTTTATTATCCATGCCGGTTCCTTATAATGATGATACTCGATTTACAGCCGCTACGGGAATATTAACTTACAATAATCATCTTAATGTTCAGCTTTATTGGCATTGTTTAGATTCTACTGAAGTTATCAAAAAAGGAACACCATTATGTCAATATATTTTATTAAAAAATGAAAGCATAAACTTTAAAATCAAGGATCTTGAAAGTTTAGAAGAATTAAAAGAAATGTACCCATTATATGATGAAGTAATTAAGGAAAATTATGAGCAAAATTAAAATAGCAGAACTTTTCTATTCGATTCAGGGAGAGGGCAGATACATGGGAGTGCCCAGTGTCTTCTTAAGGACTTTCGGGTGTAATTTCAAATGTGCCGGATTTGGTATGCCTCGCGGTAAACTAAGTACCGAAGCAGATGATATTGCACAGGTAGTAACTCACTTTAATAAGTACGAAGAACTTCCGTTGGTATCTACTGGGTGTGATAGTTATGCGAGCTGGCATCCTGACTTTAAGGATCTTAGTCCCATGCTTACATCTGACGCTATTGCTGAAAGAATTATGGAAATTATTCCACACAGCGAATGGAAAGATGAACATCTTGTAATTACAGGTGGTGAGCCGTTATTAGGTTGGCAACGTGCGTATCCAGACTTGTTGAATCATTCTAAGATGGCGGGCTTGAAAGAAATCACATTTGAAACAAATGGCACTCAAAAACTAACACCAGAGTTTAAAGAATATTTGTTAAACTGGGATCGATATGATCATCAGAAGCGTGAGATTACATTTTCAGTAAGTGCTAAATTGCCTGCCAGTGGTGAAAAATGGGAAGAAGCAATTTTACCAGAAGTTGTTTGTGAATATGAACAGGTTGGAACTGTGTATCTTAAGTTTGTTGTAGCAACAGAACAAGATATTGCCGACGCAGAATGTGCTGTAGGTGCTTATCGTGCCGCAGGATTTACAGGGCATGTATACTTAATGCCAGTGGGTGGGGTCGAGAGTGTTTATACACTAAATGCTAAAAATGTAGCACTAGCGGCAATGAAACGTGGATGGCGTTATAGTGATAGACTTCAAGTACCTTTATTTAAAAATGAGTGGGGTACTTAAATGAAGATATTAGATTGGATTAACAAAAAAATTAAACCTACTCCTAAAGTAGTAACTAGCACACCTGAAGAAAAAAAATCAGAAAAAGATATTGCTACCGAAAAAGGAGAACCTTATGTTAACATTCTTAGTATGGAAATTGATCCAAATAACATGGGGCAGGGAGCATTTGAATTAGATTGGAATGATAAATTTGTTGCTAATTTGGTTCGTGCCGGATATCAAATGCGCCCAGACGATACTGATGCTGACATCATAGATCGTTGGTTTACTGCTGTTTGCCGTAATGTAGTTTTGGAAACGTATGAACAATACGAAGCTATGTCAGGAAATCGAGTTGTTAAATCTCGAGATGTTGGCGGGGGCCGATCGGAAGTTAGTTAAAAGGAAATATATGATATTCAGTAAAATTAAAGAACTAAGAGAACAGGGTAAGAAAATTGGTATTACATTTAGTACCTTTGATCTATTACATGCCGGACATATTGCAATGCTTAGTGAGGCTAAAAATCATTGTGATTACTTAATTGCAGGATTACAGACTGACCCTACTATTGATAGATCAGATACAAAAAATAAACCAATTCAAAGTATTGTAGAAAGACAAATACAATTGAGTGCTTGTCGTTATGTTGATGAAGTAGTAATTTATCAAACTGAACAAGATTTGATTGATTTGTTGCTGATATTACCATTGAATGTTCGTGTATTAGGTGTTGAATATGAAGGTAAAAAGTTTACCGGCGATGAAGCATGTTATACGCGTGGCATTGGTATCATTTTTAATGGACGTGACCATAGTTTTAGTAGTACTAGTTTGCGTAAACGTGTACATGACGCAGAATCTAGAAAAAATAAATAACTGATGATACTATATGTAAATGGCGATGGGCACACGGGAGCTTCTTTGGCTGTAAATCCTTTTGAGTTTACAGATGATGATCCTTCTATTGAATATTTAAAAGGGTTGCCTCATCCGGAAAATTTAGCATCCAGTTGGGGTAAAACATTAAGTCTTTCACTTAGAGCTACATTCCATTGCTCAGTTAAAAGAAATAATACAAATATTAGTATTATAGAAGATGTTAAAAAATGGATTACTACAAATTTTAATAATTTAGTTATTATACAATGGACAAATTTTCTTGACGAAAACGAAGAACATAATAAAATTTGGGAGTTACACCAATTTCTATTAGAACAAAGTATACCCCATATATTTTTTAACGGTGATGTAGCATTCACTAAAATCACAACAAAGTACGATTGGGGTAATAACTATTTAGATCCTTATAGCCTCGAAAATACATTTAGTGCTCTAGTAAAAGCAAATAACATTGATACCGTGTCGCCAGATTCTAAATATTTTAGCAAAGAAGCTCACTCTTTCTGGCATAGATTTTTATTGAAATATATTATTAAAAATAATTTTATTTAAATTTTCAACAGCGGAATAAAATTGTTTATTAAATAATTATCAAAAGATTTAGTTGAATGTCTTAGTGCTTGCCACGGTATTATGTCAAACGCAATAGTAATTCTGTATTTGTCATTGTCTTCCCATGGTGAACTCTTGTGTAAATCACCGTTAGATTTTCCAACAACCAGTAGCCCATCATTACTATCAACTCTAATTTCTGGATAACCGGGGATACGATAATCAGTGTATGACTTACAATTTCCTTCTGTGTTCACGCAATAAAATCCATGCCAAGTCTTATGCTCAGGTGGCCAATGCTGATGCCAATCAATATTTTTGCCTGGACTAAATAAGTTTACCCAACATCTAATGTAATACTGAGTAGAAGGGTCAACTATTAATTTTAAATTTTTTGATAGTTGATAATACAGCTTGTGTAATTCAGGGCAAGCAAATGAAAACAAATTATATTTTGTGTGATGATAACTTGTAAAATTTCCATAAGCATTGTCTTCCGGAATTGGCGGAAGTATTTTTCTTAACCATTTATCAATTTCGCAACAAGAATTATATAATAGTTGATTATCAATTTCATCAATTTGAAAAGTATATAAGTAATCTTTAGCAACTTCGTTCATAAAAATACTTATCTTACAAATTACCATCACAATTTTTTAATTTAATCAAAATATTAGTTGACTTTTATCGTCAAATACTATATAATTAACACATGAAATACATACTTATTGACACAGCAAATTTATTTTTTAGAGCAAGACACGGGGCACATCGTGCTAGTGATATGTGGGAAAAAGTAGGGTTTGCGCTACATGTTACTCTTATGGCTGCTAATAAAATGGCTCGAAGGTTTGAGTCAGATCACGTAGTATTCGCGCTCGAAGGTCGTAGCTGGCGTAAGGATATGTATAAACCTTATAAAGCTAATCGTGTAGTGGCAAGATCTGCTTTAACAGAAGAACAGCAAGAAGAAGATAAAATATTTTGGGAGTCGTATGATTCGCTAACCACTTTTTTATCCGAAAAAACTAATTGTAGTGTTATACGTTGTCCAACCGCTGAAGGTGATGATATCATAGCTCGATGGATAGCACTTCATCCAGAAGATGAACATGTGGTAATTTCAAGCGACACAGATTTTGTACAATTATTGGCAACCAATGTCAAGCAATATAACGGAATTACCGATGAACTAATAACTCTCGAAGGTATATTTGATGCTAAAGGTAAATTAGTCATTGATAAAAAAACTAAACAACCAAAAATTTGTCCAGATCCGTCCTGGTTGCTATTTGAGAAATGTATGCGCGGAGACAGCACTGACAATGTCTTCAGTGCATATCCTGGAGTTCGTGAGAAAGGGACAAAGAATAAAGTTGGTCTCCGTGAAGCATTCGAAGATCGAGGAAAACAAGGATTCTCTTGGAACAACATGATGTTGCAACGTTGGACTGACCCGGATGGCATCGAACATCGTGTGTTAGATGATTACGAGAGGAATCGAACATTGATTGATTTGAATGCTCAGCCCGACGATGTTAAAATAACTGTAGATACTAGTATTAAGGAACAAATTAGTCATAAAGATGTTGGACAAGTTGGTGTAAGATTTTTACAATTCTGCGGCAAATATGAATTAAATAAATGCAGTGAAAACGCAGAAAGTTTCGGAAAATGGATGAATGAAACTTATAAAGGTATGTTGAGCGCATGAGTTCTAATTACAAAGTAATTGATAACTTTTTATCAAAAGGTGATTTTAAAGTAATTCAAGACGCTATGTTTTCGGCTGAATTTTTTTGGTATTATAATTATACCCTCGACGGGATTGCTCACGAACATCCTACTAAAGATTATTATTTTACTCACGCTTTCTTTGATGTTCATAAATCTTCAAAGAGTAAAGCATACACTCTCATTTTACCTTTATTGTCAAACCTTAATATTTTTGATTTAATTAGGGTAAAAGGTAATTTATATCCAGGCACTGATATTATAGTCGAAGACCCAATGCATGTTGATTACGAAATTTTACACACAGGTGCGGTATTTTCAATTAACACAAATAATGGGTATACCAAATTAGAAGATGGTACTAAAATTCAATCTATTGAAAATAGAATACTAATCTTTGATTCATCTAAACCGCATTGTTCAGGCAGGTGTACAGATGAAAAAGTAAGAATTAATATCAATCTGAATTATTTTGAAAGGAATATTAAATGACATTAGTAGCGAAACCCGTAGTTGATAAACAATTTTGGGTAATACAAGACAATAATCAAAAAGTAGGTAATGTCGAAGCTTGTGATGGCGGATTTCAAGTTAAAATTAATAATCAGATAGTAGCACAATATAAAACTATTAAACTAGTTGAAAGAAATATTGACATTTATTTTGAACCGATTAATAAACCAATTAAAAAAACATCAGCAGTTTTTGAAGTACACGGTTATAGTACTTCTAGTAAGGTATATAATCCGGTTTGGGACGTTCCTCAAAAATTGCCCATATATACTAAAACAAATAAAAGCAAAAGTTGGCATGCAGCTGGGTGGTATACTGTAAAAAAAGGTAGACACTGGAGTGTTATGCGTGATCCAAAATTAATCGTTTTACAACGATATCCGTACCATGGACCATTTCATACTAAAGAAGAGGCAGAATCAAAATGACAAATTTATTTCGTGATCAAGAAAAATTTATGCGAGCTTGTGAGCAAACAGTTGACGGGCCACCCGGACCACAATTTGATATGTATTGTGCTTTAATTGAAGAAGAACATAAAGAACTAAAACAAGCATTAATAGATAACAATGATGTAGAAGTACTCGATGCTCTTATTGATATCTTAGTAGTAACTATTGGTGCTATACATAGTACCGGATGGGACGGTGAAGGGGCATGGAAGGAAGTCATGTCAACTAATTTTGCCAAAATTGATCGAACTATGGGCAAAGTACGCCGAAGAGAGGATGGGAAAATTTTAAAACCATTAGGTTGGGAACCACCTAATTTAACTCCGTTTTTAAATCAAAAATCATGAGCTTACACTTACAAAAATTTATCGAAAGAGTTCGCGGACACGAATTTAAAGGTAATAAAGATTTTATTATGCCAATGACTGATGCTAAAGGTATGGCTGCTGATTTAACAGAATTGTTACTTGAACTTAGAATGCTGAAAGAGTCCTCAAATACTGTTTCCAAAGAAGAAATTATCGAAGTTTCAGTTAGCGGGGGCAGATTCAAAAACTGAGTATATTATGTATAAATAATATACTATGTCTAGACCTAAACCAAAAATTTTAGTTGAACTTACAAATAAGTCTACTTATAAAACCGAACAAGTACTTGCTTCTGAAGGTGTGTGGGCAGTTTATTTTGATAATACTCCCGTAAATCTCAAAACTTCTCACATGCTAGTTCAATACCCTGGACCAAAATATAAAAAAGTGTCATTTAGTAATCCGGGACATGCAATTAATTTGGCAAAAAAACTTAATAGTCAATTCAAAACAGATAAATTTACAGTAGTATTGCTTAAACAAGGTGATCAAATTTACCCATAAGTGCGTAATAAAATTAAATTAACCGAAGCCTTAGTAAAACAGTTACCTAAAGATAATAATATTTCACTAGAAAATGCCAAAGTTGCGTGGTGGTATAATATTAAAATAGATGGTGGACTAAGATTGACTGAAGCGGGGTATAATACGTTTATAAATTTATTGAATATATCTCATTACGAATATACAATAAAAGACAATTTTATTTTTACCAAACAAATACTATTAGATTTAGACAAAAAATTACAAATGCCTTACTATATTAAAGCTAAAAAACATTTTGTTGAAAAAATTATATTTTTCGGCAGTAAAGAAGCAGTTTTAGCTAATTTGTACGGTGATTTAGGAAAATTTTTAAATAATTACTAAAAAATTAATATTAGTTTACTTTCAGCTAAATAATTGTTAGTAGTAACATATATCGTTTGAGATATAAAAACTTTTTAAAAGGAAATACAAATGAAAAAAATCGTAATCGCATCATTATTTGCTCTCGTAGCATCAATGGCTAGTGCTGTTGAAGTTGGTATTATTGGCGGAGAAGTATTCAATGCTAATAAACATGCTAGTAATGCCGCAGGATTAACTATCGGTGAAAATTTTGGTAAGTTTGGACTTGCGGTCGAAGCTGATCATAACTTTTCAAAGAAAGTTTCTACAAATGCTGATCGTTATAGTTTAATTGGATCATACAATCTAGCCAAAATTGGTCATGCTAACATTGCTGTTAAAGCAGGTGTTGATTATTTGAGCCAACGTAGTGGGTCTACGCTACCAGCAGGGTATGGTTTGTTGGCAGGAGTTGGTGCTACAGTTCCGGTAACTAAAGCTGTTAGTCTAACAGCCGACTATCGTTACGATGCCGGGCAATCTCGTGTAAAAGCAGAAAACGGTAATCAATTCTTGGTTGGATTAAAATACGCATTTTAATTTATAAGATAAGAAGTTGAAACCCGCTTCGGCGGGTTTTTTGTTGATTAATAATTTTCAAAATAAGTAAAAATACATACAGGATAAGAATGGAAAACATTAAAAATATTATAGTCGTCGGGGGCGGAACAGCCGGGCTAGTTTCAGCATTAATGCTCAAAAAAACTTTTCCCGATATTAATTTGTCTATAATTTATTCTAAAAATATAGGTATTATTGGCGTCGGCGAGGGTACTACACCAAACTGGGATGAATTTATAGAATATTGTGATATTGATACAACAGAATTTTTTTTGAGAACAGATGCTACATTTAAATTTGGTATTGAATTTTTAAATTGGGACGGTAATAATAAATCATACTTACATAGCGCGGTCTGGATGAATAGATGGTTTGGCTATAATACTTTTTATGATGTACATAATAATTACCCGTATATGTTTGCTCATATGATTGCTGATAATAAAAGTACTTACGAAACTACACACCCTTTTATTTCGACAGATTTAATACCTAAAGATAAATTACTTACTGGACCAATACATTTTAATACTTACAAAACTAATGATTATTTAAAAGAACTGTGCGACCGGCGATCAATAAAGTTAATTGAAACTGATATAGTTTCTGTCGCTACAACTGATAATGGTATTTCTAGTATAACTGATGTCAATAATGTAACCTATAATGCTGATTTTTTTATTGATTGTTCAGGTTTCGCTAGATTATTATCAAAAAATTTAGATTCTAAATGGATAGATTATAAAAAATATTTACCCATGAATCATGCTATAGCTTTCCCGACAGAGCAAAAAGATTACATTTCAAATATTACAAAAAGCACGGCGCTTTCATCGGGATGGTGCTGGCAAATACCAACTTACGGCAGAAATGGCAATGGTTATGTTTTTGATGATAGTTATATTACCGTAGATGAGGCTAAAAAAGAAATAGAGAATCTGTATGGCCATGAAATTGAAATTGGAAAAGATATCAAATTTAGCGCTGGCAAAATAGATAAATTTTGGAATAAAAATTGTGTTAGTATTGGGTTAGCCGGAAGTTTTGTTGAACCATTAGAAGCATCTAGTATCGGATTTACTATTAAACAAATGTTTTATCTAATAGGAAATATCGTGTACTGGCGCAACAATTCAAAATTTATAGAAAATAATTTTAATACAATTTTCGACAAATCTTTTGATAATATTGTAGATTATATACAATTGCATTATTTTACAAAAAGAAAAGACACACCATTTTGGAAAGAATTAGAATTCATAACTACCGATTTCAACAAAGATACTATAGAAATATTTAAAACTAATTTACCCAGGTCCACTTTATTCGACAGCAATAATTTTTTATTTTTAGCACATGATTGGATACAGGTTATGCATGGTTTAGATATGTTTGATAAAGAAAAAATTGGTAATGAGCTACTTTCTTTTAATTTCAATTATAATAAGTTGAATGAAATACGATTAAATCATTTAAATAATGACAAAAACTTACCAAAAATAACGCATAAACAATATTTAGACGAATTACATATAACTAAGGGCGAAAATATTAAAATTTTATATCAAAAATCTTTAGATGAATGGGACAAAATTAATCAGTAATTATACTAGTAAAATAGCAGTATAGACAATATTAAGCATAAATATTGTTTTATAGGAAACGCAATGTCAGCAACAACAGGTACAGTAAAATGGTTCAACGATGCAAAAGGTTTTGGTTTTATCACTCCCGATAATAAAGGTCCAGACTTATTTGCTCATTTCTCTCAAATTAAGTCAAATGGATTTAAAACTTTAAAAGAAGGTCAAAAAGTTCAATTTGATATAACTCCCGGCTTAAAAGGCCAACAAGCTAGTAATATAGAATCAATTTGAAGTGACTCGCTCAAAAGTCTTGACAAGACTTTTATAAAAATGTATAATCATCTAATACATTTATTAATATTCAAGGAAAAAATATGACAACAATTGTAACAATCGGACAAACTCCAATTAATACAACTTATACTGCTGTAACTGGCACAACCAGCGGAGCAGGCACAGGCGCCAAATTTGACGTAACAAAAACTAATGGGGTGTATACCACTGTAGTCGAAGCCGCAAATTTAGGTACAGGATATGCGTTAGGCGACACTGTTACTATCGCAGGTACAAGCCTTGGTGGAACTGCCCCGGCTAATAATGACGTTGTAATTGTTACTGGACTTGGTACAAATGGCTCAATTAAATCATTTGCTACAGCAGGCGTTGGTGCAATCGGTAACGGAACAATTAATACAGTTATTAATGTTACTCCGGATACATCCTCTACTGTTAACGCATACAACTTGGGCGACAAGTCTGCCGACTTTACGGTAGTAAATGATACAACTGATAATATTCTTAAAGTTACAAGCGTTTTAGATAACACAGTAAGTTTTAATTTAAATAATTATCAACGCATTACATATACAGACAAATCAACAGCTTTTGATGTATCTGGTCATGCCGGAGATGTTTACGCATTGCTTAAAGCAGGGTTTGGCGGCACGGTTAATACTTCATATGAAGGTATTGGTATTAAGTTAGAAGATTCTGGCACATCTAGTTTAGGAATTGCTCAAGCAATTGTAGCATCTACTCCGTTCACAACAGCAAATCCTGATTTTGCTACATTTGTTAACAACATATATACTTATGTTATGGGAGTGACTCCTACCCCTACTCAAGCATTGCCTTATGTTGCGGCCCTAGCAACTGGTACTACAACTGAAGCGGCGTTATTAAATGCGGCAGCACATCTGACAACATTCCAACAAACTATTGGTGTAGTTGGCGTCGCACCGGCAACAACTGGTGTGTTAGCAGGATCTGGCATAGACTATATTCCGGCATAAATAAAAAGATAGTTGTAATCCCTTCAAAGCGAAGGAGTCCTGGACGGGGGTGCGAATCCCCCCAGGTCCACCATAAGGAGATTGAATAAATACTAGATGCGAATAAAAGACATTGTAACCGAATCATTAAACTTTGAAGAAGGTGACTGTCCTATATTTGCCATTGCCCTGCATCGCTTATCCAAATTGCCATTAATGGCATTGGTTGAATACGATGAACAAATGGGCAAGACTGTATTAATTCACGCCTATGTAAAATTTACTGATGGCAGAGAATATCCTTGTGTTGACATTAATGGGGAAGGTACTACTGAATGGTATCTACAACAGTTCCCAAATAATGGCAACGCAGAGGAAATTCAAATTAGTGAGAAAGATTTGTTAGAGTTGGGGTATGGTAAAAGTCAATGCCCATCATTACATCAAGTCCTTCCGCAAGCCAAAGAAGTTTTAGCAGACATAGATTCTTTATGATGGGCCTGCATAGTTTCGACAGGGCTAGATAGTAGAGACGGCAACTGGGTAGGCGATGACCCTAAATCAAGCAAAACTCGTAAATGCAAACGCAAATACAAAATCTGGCACTGTAACTGTAAACGGCAAAGGAGTTAAATTCTCTGCTCGCACAGCAAAGGTAGCGTTAGTTTAATCTAACACCAGCGGGGCAAGTATGCCTTGTAAACAAAAATACTAGACACCCTTCGGGGTGTCTTTTTATTTGCCAAGAAAAGATTTGACAACAAACATAAATAACTATATAATAGAAGTTGTAGAGATATTAGAATCTATTGTTGTGTAAATACAACATCAACCAAAAGAGTTGACAGTTAGATATAATAAAGCTATACTATGTCTATACGTTGTTAAAAACGTGTAGATTTTTAAAGGAAAATTGGAAATAAAATGAAAAGCGTAAGTTTATATAGACACGTTAATTCCATAGCCAAACAGCCAGGCTTTACGCCTTCATGCTGGCTTGCGATTAATAGTTTAGGAAACGATCGTACATCAGAGATTTATAATAGGGTCCAGGAGACCATAGTGTAACTAAAATACACTTAACTTCCAAGGACCCTAGAACTAAACACTCTAGGGTTTTTTGTTTTTGATACATAGAAAAATGATAGATAAAAAGAAAAAAGAAATTGAATGGTGGAAAACACATACTTTAACTGACGAGGAAAAACGAAAGTTAATTCAAGAAAAGTTAGAACGTGCTCAAAATTATTTAAAATCTTTAACTCAGCGAGAGATGCTTATCCAAAAGTATCGTTAATATCGCAAAGTGTGTATAGGAAACGAGATCCTAGCCCGCACTTAAAACATGGGCAAATGGGCGGCGGCGAGGATGGCTTATCTTCTTGTAGATAAAAAAATTCGTCGTATTAAAGTATTTTTTAATTTGTAAAAATATATTAAAGAGTTCTTTAATACACACATTAGTTGACAAAGATCAATTAGTATGTTACAATTAAAACATGGAGGAACGGCGCAGTTGGAGGGGCGCGGCAGACTGTAAATCTGTTTTCTTAGGGACTAGTTGGTTCGATTCCATCTTCCTCCACCATAATATAAGGATATTAAATTGAAATCAATTTATCAAGATAACGCCAATAAATGGAATCATGTCTATGCTACCGTATCAAATATACCATGGGAATATGATAAAGTCGATGCTAATATTGAGCAGTGGTTTTTAAATCAAAGTTTAATTGGAAAAAATGTATTAGACGTGGGTTGCGGTCAAACTGCAGCAGAGGCAATCTGGTTAGCAAAGCAAGGGTTAGACGTTACAGCCATAGACGTTTCCAATAAAGCAATAGAAAAAGCCAATGAATTTATAAAAAAAGAAAATTCTTCTTTAAAACTAGCAACAGTTGATATT